ACATATTTTGGAAACGATAGTGCAACCGGATTGGTATACGCTATGCGTACATCAAGTAATGTGTACACGGAACACGGAACCGCTGGTTTTGCTTTAAGGATATCGGACAATAATGCTGACAGCGCATTAGACAGCGGTTCGGTTGAGTTAACCGTAATGGGAGACCTAGCATGAGTGAGATAAAAACAGATAAGCTTACTGGCGTAGGTACTGCTGGCGTTATTGTAGTAACAGGGGAAGGTAATAGCACGACTACTAACTTGCAGCAGGGGCTGGCGAAAAGTTGGTTAAACTATGACCAAGCATCAAATGTTGTGAGAGATAGTTCAAACATAAGTTCAGTCGTAGACAATTCAACATCTGAGTTTGAAACAAATTTTACAAATGTAACTAATAATATTTATTACTCTGTTTATGGTTCATTCAATATGAATTATAGCGTTGCAGGGGCGTTAGGTTATGCAATGCACACAGATGGCGTGGCGGAAAGAACTCCAACTACATCTGACTTTTTTGTAAGAACTATAAACTTTTCTGGCAGTGGATATGATGCAAAATATAACATGATGTCAGTACACGGAGACCTTGCATAATGGCAAATGGAAAAATAAAAGCAGATACCCTTGAGCATAGCACCGCTGGTACGGTTGATACGCAGTATGTGGTGAATGGCAGTGCGAAGGCTTGGGTGAATTTTACTTGTGTTTCTAGCACCTCTGCTAGAGACAGCTTAAATATTTCGTCCTTAACAGATTTGGCAACTGGAAGCACACGAGTGACATACAATTCCGCTATGAACAATGCAAATTATTCCGCTACAGGATATTCTAATTTTGATGCAGCGTTTGCGGAAGGCGATTTTGATGCCGACATAAGTGGTAGAGGGTTTGGTCTGGTTGGACGAGCAACAACTACTATTCAGCATTACTCTTACACTATTGATGCGGCGCAGCAAGACGTTCAAGTTCAGGGAGACCTAGCATAATGACAGACACACCAGATTTTCAAGGCACACACCTATTCGACCGACTATGCTGGGCTAAAGAAAACCTAGAAGGTCATCAGTCAGACTATCGTGTAGTGTATGAGGACAGTGTAGATGAGTGCGCTAAGATACTTGTGCCTGACCCTAACTGGATGGCGTGTGCATTGCAAGGCGGTATCTTACCACCTGTGTGGGTGTATCACGAATTGGCAAAAGATGAGGCACAGCCCGACTTCAAGAAGCACACAAGAGGTTACTTGCTGCATCAGACAGAGCCAGTAGAGGCGATGACCGAAGAGCAAGCAATCGAATATTTAATTCTTAAGGACTGCCCACAAAGTGTGGTCGAAACTTGGAATGAGGGCAACCGCCCAAAGATGGTTATCTGCAAGAAAGAGCAGTTACCGCAAACAAGAACGTGGCGCAATGCGTGGCGTATATCTGATGAACTAGCCGCATAGGAGATTATAATGGCTGCAAACACATACATCGTAGATAAGGACGGTAATCAGATTGACGCTTCAACTGCTACCGTTCCTGCTAATCGTGACTTTCGTGGCGCTTGGGTACTGAACGGCTCTGTCATTTCAGAAGACCTAACAAAAGCCAAGGAGATTTTTGCTGACAAGGTTCGTGAAGCTCGTAAGCCTTTGCTTGAAGCATTGGACACAGACTTTATGAAAGCACAAGAGACAAGCGCAAGCACGACTGCCATCGTTGCAAGCAAGCAAGCATTGCGTGATGCCCCGGCGGCTGGTGACAGTGCATCAACAATGGCTGAACTCAAAGCAGCGTGGCCTTCATGCTGTGGTGATAGCCCATACTAAGGAGCCTAGCCAATGGCACTAAGTAAAATAGACGCAGATGGTGTATCTGGTTTACAAACATCATTAACCGCAACAACAACTGTCCCATCTGAGGGTGGGGCAGCGACTACTAATCTTGTGCAGGGTTTGGCGAAATGTTGGATAAATTTTGACCCTACTAGCAGTAACGCTATACGAGATTCATTGTCAATTGGGAGCATTACAGATTCGGGTACTGGCGTATTCTCACTAAATTTATCAAGCGCAATGGCAAATGACGATTATGTAATGAGTGGTTGTGCGCTTTATTCCGGTGCAGGTGGGTTTGATGATGCGGCAGTTATTTCAAGAGACAGCACACAAGTAAGTAGTGTTTCAACGACTGTTAATCCTTTTTATACATTTAGATTGCAAGGAAATGTCCAGATAAGAGATTGCCCAGAAACAATGATTTTACTACACGGAGATTTAGCATAATGCCCTATATCGGCAAATCCCCAGTAGGCGGTGGCTTCCATAAGCTTGATGCACTGACTGCTTCTGCTACGGCAACCTATGCTTTGACGCTAGGTTCTGCGGCATATTTCCCAGAGACCGCTAATCAATTATTGGTTTCTCTCAACGGTGTGATCCAAGCACCGCAAGATTCGTTCACGGTCAGCGGCAGCAACCTTGTATTTGACAGCGCACTCACAAGCAGCGACAGCATAGACTTTGTGGTTGCTCTTGGTGATGTGCTGGGTGTGGGCAGCGTGACTGATGGTGCTGTGACTACAGCTAAGATTGGTAACAATGCTGTTACGGATGCTAAGTTAGCGTCTGGTGCTGTGACTGAGGCTAAGTTAGCGTCTGGTGCTGTAACTGCCGCTAAAATGCCAACTGGTGCTGTATTGCAAGTTCAGCAAAGTATTGGGTCTACTAGCGCACAGAATATAAGTTCAACAACTTTTGCTGGTATTGGTCTTAGTGTTAATATTACTCCTCGTGATGCAAACAGTAAGTTTCTTGTGCAGGCAGCAATGGACATAGATGTTGATGCAAACGAACAAACTTTCTTTACAGTCTTTAGAGATTCTACAGATTTAGGAAGCACTAATGGACTTGTTAATGCTTGGAATGGTACTAATCGTATGATTGTGCCTGTCACTGTTTTAGTTTTAGATGCTCCATCTACGGCATCACAAATTACCTATGAAATAAAATCAAAGATTGCCCCTGCAATTAGTGGTGCAGCATCAAGATTAAACTCACAAGGCACTAAAATTATAATGACCGTTTCAGAAATAGCTGGATAGGAGAGACAGATATGGCACTCATAAGATTAAACAATCAGTCTCTCACCGCAGTGACATCTGCTGGTCTGCCTACTGGTACTGTGTTGCAAGTTGTACAAGGCACTACGCAAACAGCATATACTATGACAACTACATACGCAGATATTGGGTTATCTGTAAATATTACACCGACAACATCAAACAGTAATATTTTTATATTAGTAAATGGTCAGATTTATATTGCAACTAGCGGATATGGAACAAGACTGTTAAGAGATTCAACTGTTATTTTTACAGCCTCTGGTAGTGATTCAGTTGGGCCTTTTGAAGGGTATGCTACCTCTGTTCCCGTGCATAACAGGACAGGATATAATTTTCTTGACACAGGAAGGTCGTCTGGCACAAGTCAAATTACATATAAACTTCAAGCTAGAAAGTATAATAGTGGTTCAAATGTTACATACAATTACAATGATGTAACTGATGCAATGTCGGTCATACAAGCAATGGAAATCGCTGGCTGATGAAACCTACAGCCGCATCAGTGCAGTCGCAGATAGATACACATGAGGCTGTGTGTTCTGAGCGTTGGCGTGAAACCATCATGCGGATTAAACGCATCGAACATATTATGATTGGTTCTGCTGGCACTACAATTGTGTTGCTTTTGAGCGTTGTAATGCGAGGCTGACATGGTAGTTGCTGAGGTACTAACTGGTATTGCGTTAGTCCAGCAATCCGTAAAATTTATTAAAGATAATATCAGCACTGCTCAAGACATAGGACAGATAGCCAGCCAGATAGATGATCTGTTTACTGGTGAAAAACAGGTGCAGCAAGCTAGAGCCAAGAAGTCTGGCAGTAGTTTGGGCGATCAGTTTGGTGTCGATACTGTAGCTAAAGAAATGATTGACGCTAAGTTGGCTGCTGAACAGCTACAAGAAGTAGCGACTATGGTTGATATGAGATTCGGTCATGGAACATGGGCGGGTATATTAGCTGAGAGAGCAAAGCGTATCCAAGAGGCCAAGGAAGCAGAGGCTATAGCTAGACGTAAGAAGATACAAAAGGATAGAGAGTTTGAAGAGATGATGAAGCAAGCTGTGCTTGTAGGAACAATCATTGTTATAGCAGTAGGCTTGTTTATTTTTTTAATGGTTAGTGTAGCAAAGGCGATTGTCATATGATTAGTGTTGAGCAGTTTCTTAAATGGAAAGTTTTGCCTAGATGTATGATGCTTGCATCTACAGTTATGTCATGGCGTTGTGCTGAATGGTTCATGGAACTAGATGTGCCAACTGCAAGTCAGTCAGCATTTGTATCTGTAGTTATGGGCGTAATGACAGGTGTGTTTGGCATCTGGATGGGGCATGAACATAAAGGCGAAACCAAATGAAGAACGCAGCTACAAGATTGAATGAGGCTAGTGAGGTTACTATTCCTCTTCGTAATCTTATCAGCATGATTGCTTTTACTGGTGTGTCTGTTTGGGTTTACTTTGGACTGGTGGAACGCATTGCTTTTCTTGAGCATAACCTTGAGTTGACTATGCAAGAAGTAGAAGAAAATGACAATTGGATTGATGACTTTGAGCCACCGAAATCTGTACAAGACACAGTTAAAAAGATGCAGCAATTAGAGATTGAAATAGCTAGAATAAAACTAATGTTAGAGGCTAAGTAATGATACAAGCATTGATTGGGCCGATTGCATCACTAGCTGGTAGCTGGATGGAATCTAAGGTCGAGCAAACCAAAGCCAAAGGCAAGGTTGCTCAAGCTAAAGCAGAGGCAGAAGCAGAAGTAATGAAGGTGGCTGCTACCCATGAAGCTGGGTGGGAAAAGATTATGGCTAAGTCTAGCGACAATAGCTGGAAGGATGAAGCATGGACAATTTTGTTCATTATCATAATTGCTATGTGCTTCATTCCATTTACCCAACCATTTGTTGAACGTGGGTTTGCTGCTTTAGATGGTACACCGGATTGGTTTCAGTACGCAGTTTATGCTTCGATAGCTGCATCATTTGGATTGAGAAGCCTGAAAGGTATTAGGAAGTAATATCTTAAAGACATCATCCGGATTAATTTTTATTGGTCTAATTCTGGATGCTTGCCAGTCTCTTTGTCTTGGCAAATCCATTCCTGTTTGAATATCAACAACTACTTCTGTTGGCTTGCAGTAATAAGTACCAGGGCTGTCTTCTACTATTGTTTCATCTTCAAACATAATGTGAATATCCTTAATAATTTACTCTGTTACCATAATTGAACAACGTAGTGTTGTTTTCTCCCTAGAACTGAGATCCCTCTTGACGAGGGGTCTCTTTTTTTATAAGGTTTTTACATCACGGCCTTAACGGCAGTGGTGGGGAAGAGAGGGGAGTGGCTTACGCTGCTCCCTTTTCGATTGGGGGAAATAGAATGTCTCTGTAATCCTCACGATCCCCATGCACCTTCATAAACGTTTGAATCGTTGCTCTGTCTCCAATAAACCTGACATCAAAGCTTAGATCTACAAGCTGTACATCTGGTGATACTGAGTCGCCTTCATCATCGAGGCCAAGAACCAGACCGCAGCCAGCCAAAGGTTGTGGGTAGTTACGGTGCATCCAGAAGTATTGGTCTTGTACATACAATCCTTCGTCATCAAGAAAGACATCTACTCTATCATCATCATATAAAGGCACAACACAAAACAAACCTGATGGTGCTTTAATAATCTTACTAATTTCTTTGTAGTCTCCGTCATAATCTACTGTAGTAATTTGTTCCCACTCAGGGTCGATAAGATAACCAAACATTTTTAACCTTTCCCCACCACTGTTGTGATGGTTAGTTCATTACTTTTATGTCTTCTCCATCTCCAGAATGAATAGACTCGATTAGGATGTGGCATATACTGGCAAGCTCATTGACTGTAAGCCATTGGCAATGACCCCATATCATGTATGTAGATTTGCCAATGTCATCTGTTGCCAGTGATAAGCTAATTTTTATCTCATTGCTTTCAAGAAGCTCAACGCAAAGAAACAATTGCCTGTGCTGTCCCTTGTCTTTGCTAGTGCCTGTTATCCACAAACAATTCTCTACTGCATGTGACTCTGCCCCGGCAATAATTGCTGAAGAGGCTAGAACATTATGCAGATCTTTATCTGATAGTGCGTTCATTTTTTAGTTTTACCTTGCCCTTATTGACCAGCTTGTGTTCGGGCTTGAGTGTTATTTTAGCTTTAGCTTCATAACATAGAACACACTGAGTATCGCCAGAGCCGAAGGTTACAAAACCCCCGACCCTGCAATTAACAAACTTACCACATGATTGACATAGCTGATGTACGTCAAGCTGCTTTGAGTCTGTTCTTGGCTTTCTTGAACTCATCAGTCACCTGTGTTTTAGCTGCTTTGCCAAGAGTACCGATTGCAGTGGCATGCTTACGCCATGCGTCATCGATGTCAGTGATTGACTTAGCCTTGGTAAAGTCTTCTAAGACAAGAGTATAGTCTTGCTCGTCAAGATCCATAGGTAAATCCTCACCAGCATACACATTGAGGCCAAGACCGTGGAATGCAATAGCTTTGACAAGGCAACGCTGTAGAGCTTTGTTGACTTGACCGCCATCTGGATGTGTAACTGATTGGTTTTTGTTATCCATAACGTAATGAATCTCTGTATGAGAAATAGTTGTAATGGTAACAGTAACCGCTACATATGTATGGCCTTTAGTGTCACGCATAAATGGTAGCGGGTTGTCTTGATTGTCACGAAAGATGTGTTTCTCAAACGTAGCATGTGGGTATTTTTCTTTGACGAAAGCCCATGCCCATGCCCAAGATAGATAGTCGAATCGACCCTTCTGCTCTACCTCTTTGGATACATCGAAGCGTGATAGATTGTGCCAGACTGAATCAGTCATCCTTATTCTCCTTTGGTGGTGTGTGAGTACAAGTTAGTGTACCAGAACGTGAACGTGTAACACGAACCCAGTGGCCTTTCATGTTGCCGCCAAGATCAAAGTCCATCTTGCGGCAGTTCTTAGGCATAAGCTCTTTGAACATATCCTTGGCTTCATCACTGACTTTGACAACTTGTTTTGCGTCAATAATGTTTTGTGCTGCAAAGCTTAGATTGTGTTCTAGCTCATCGTTGAAAGCATCAAGATCACGCATGTTCATAACAAACATGTCTGAATGATCTGGTTCAGGAAGAGGAATGGAATCATGTGGCGTATAGCCCTGATAATAAGACCAGAAGCTTTTGCAATTGGCTAGATAGTCTTCACACCAACGCTCATCCTTGTTTAGCATACGCCATTCGATACGGCAGCGCACACCAAACAAAGCAACGAAGTAGCAACGGTTAGCCCCTGACACAATCATATGGTGTTGGCATTGAGCGGCATAGTATTCAGCAAGCTCATCTATGTCTTTGAAGCCAAAGTGCGCCTTGATCTCCAAAGGAGCATTATCACCAACAACACGCCCATCAAAGGTAGAATGGATAGGCACATTATTAATAAGAATAGTTTTCCCGCCTCCACGGAAGTTAACTTGGCGACTGTTTTGTTCAGCCCATTTGTCAATGATGTACGGTTCAAGATAACTCCCTGTGTCCATAAGCAGTTGGGTTTGCTTGTTTGGTTTCCACACATTCTCACCACGCTTTTGTAAAGCTAGGTCTTCCCATTTGTCGTGGTTAGCAGAAGCAATTGCTTTAGCATCTGACGATCCAATATATGTGGCACGTTCCTTTAGCTGGGCTTCTGTAAGTGACATTAGTATTTCTCCGAATACAGTTCTGGGGATAGTCCTTCGTCGTACTGCTTGGCTTGCAAAGTATCTGCACAAGCGTCAATGAATTTTTGTTTATCAAACCGGGAATTTTTTGAGTGCGCTTTTACAATGGTAGCAAAGGATTGAATCTCAGAAGGATTGATAATCTGAGCTACTTCTGTTGCTAGCCACCTAAAGTCAATCGCTGTTAACCTCGACATAGATGTTTTCTCCTAAAACTGGGTTGCTATTTTTTTGTATTACCGTGCCTAATAGGTCGTACAGAGCCATATCAAACAGATTTTCTTTGTTTGAAAAATAATAAGGCCACAGGTACGTCAATAGGACGAGGCGATTGGTATCTTTTATTAATACCTTATCACCGTCTTTTGGTTTGGCTTCTGGATCAACGATTATCCAATCAGAAGTTTTTATGCCTTCTGTATGTATTTGAATATCTTTGACCGGAATCTCAAATGGAATTGAGGTCAGTAAAATCACCTCCTTTTCAATTCACATTAACAGTTGACAATACCTATGTGAAGATATTTATAATGCTGCATGTCATTTGATGATTCATTTACACAAGAGTTAATCACTCAGTTTGCAATAAGAAGGAATCAACTTGGGCTTACACAGCGTCACGTTGATGATCGCATTGGTGTCGCTTCGGGACTTGTTGCCAAATGGGAAAGCGGTAATAGGAAGCCAACATTGTTTAATGCACATTGCTGGGCTGAAGCCCTTGGCTGTCACGTTAAACTAGAGGCTTATAATGACGATTTGCGGTATTGATCCTGGAATCACAGGTGGAATTACATTTATGAGTGAGAGGCATATGGTTTGTAAACCAGTGCCTATAGAAACATATAGAGTTGCAGGAAAAACAAAGAAGTTTTTATCTGTGTCATCTATATGTGAGTTGTTAGACGATTACTCACCTTCAATGATATTTATAGAGAAGCAACAAGCAATGCCCAAACAAGGCGTTGTTAGTACGTTTCGTACTGGTTTTGGTTATGGTATTTATCTTGGGCTAATTGTAGCTCTTGGATACAAGTATGTAGAGATAAGGCCGCAGACTTGGAAAAAAGATTTAGGCGTTACATCTGACAAGGATCAGGCAAGACAGAGAGCAACCGAGCTAATGCCGGATGCCTCTGTTTGTTGGGATAAGCGTAGCCAAGATGGTATTGCTGAGTCAGCATTGATTGCCTATTGGGGAGCGCATTACTCTCCTTGAGGCCATTCACCATATGGATCGAACTTAGGAGCCATACTCAAATGATTTTGAAGATGCTGAACCTTTTCTTTCTTAGTACCAACTTTTACGCTGCCTGTTACATATTCAGTAAGCATATCCACTTGAGCAGTTTTGTATTTGTTTAACCATTTGTAGTCTGGTTTGAACCACCCTTTATCTTCAACAGGGGCTGGTGTGGTTTCTTGGAACGTCTCGTGAATAACATCATGCTTGCTAATGCCTGTGAGACATATCGAACTAAAGAGGCGAGATAAGTCTTGGCGAGGGAGCATGAGGCAATAACGCAATGGAGAAGTTCCGTCATCGTCAAAAGCTTTACGAGCAGCTTTGATGTGACTGTTAATATACTTTTCATACTCAGGAGTAACGTAGTCATCTGGATATTCCTCCGATGGAAAATGGTTTTGTTGATCTGCATATATATGACCAATGCGGTGAACGCTTGTATATGTGTACCCCAAACGTCTGTGGCAAAGCATAGCCATCATGTAACGAGTTAGCTCTGAATTGTCTTCCATTTCCCATAGCCTGTTTTTAGCTTCTGTTGCCATGTAGCCATGTAATAATTGTCTTTGAGGCATAGACATAAGCATGGGTGTTAAATCTGGTTCTTCTTCTTCTTCTCCGTTTGGATCTAACTGTTCTTCCATTTCTTTTGAGATCATATCGATATGCTCAATAACACAACGACGGCTGTTATAAACAATCACATGTGTAATATCTTGAATTACATAGTCCTTCTCATCCCAATTTTGAATTGATGTGAATCCTTTTGTAAGCTGAGAATCAAACCAATATTCATCTTTGAGATATATAACACTTGCATAACCCTTGAGTCTTGCGGCTTCTACAACAGAGGCAACATGTCCTTCCTGTGCTTCCTCAAACTCTTCTCGGTTTGTAATGTATACTTCATCACTAAACAGATCTGATTCTAAACCAAAGCGTTTTGATACAGCAGCAGATGGATTTGATAGATCAAACAAAGCTGCTGATACAGGTATTTTTTTGTTAGTCATTTCACTTCTGACATATGAGGCAGACATTGCGTAAGAGTTGCCTTCATTGTCATCTAGGAATTTATCTTGCTGCTCATGGGAGCCAAGAGTTAGTGCGCTTGCTATACCTATGCCAAACTCGTAATTACGAAACATTCCTTTGGCTTTGAGAGACAGGCTCGACAATGCCAAACGTTGCTTAACCCATTGTTTTGTTTGACCAAAACGTTTGCCAACAGAATCAAAGTCTTCTTGACCATCAGCAACAATGTCATAGATAACGTCACACTCATCAAGTGGGTGCATGTCTTCACGCATCATGTTTGCATGTAAGCCAATCTCATTGTCATTGTTTTCTATAACAATACAGTTGATCTCGTTAGCTGCCTTAGCACCATGTATTTTCTTGAGTGCTTCGAGTCTACGGTTGCCATCAATGACTTCGTAACCTGTGCCATTCTTCTTGATGACTAGGTTGTGCAGCATACCTTGTGACTCGATTGAGGCGGCAAGTGATTTGATGCTGTCAGTTGATGACTTTACTTGGCGTACATTATTCTTTGCTGGTTTTAGTTGATTTAGTGGTATCTGAATCATTATTGTCTACCTCCATAATTACATAAGTTTTGTTGTTTTCTAGGAAACCATCCATCCACCTCATTGCAAACTTTTTGTCTTCATTGTCTGCATATGAAATTGATGTTGGTTCGCATACTGTTATGCGATGAGAAACTGAATTGCTGTTGTGAAAAACAAAATGTGCAGTATCGTCATTAATTTCTAGTGTGATTTTGTGGCAATCTAAATCACATGAACTTCTTTGATAATTAAGAAACATTTAGTCCTCCATGATTTTATCTGTGATGAACTTTGATACGAACGCTACTGAGATCCATAGAGGCGCACCTATCACGCTGACTAGCAGAGTTGGATTGATTCCCAGACCAATCAGCATAAGCAGCAGTGTGAATGTAAAGAAGAGGTGAACAGTGACGAACCAGCCAAGCCATGTCGTCTTGCGATTGATGAAGCGTATTTGTCTTAGATTGTTTAACATTTGGCATTTTCCTTATCCCTTGTAACAATTACTAATCCCTTGCTGTTACAAGTCTCACATTCTTCATGCGTTACGTCTACCATTCCATATGAGGCGATTAGCGATCCTCGTACATGGTAGGTGTTTTCGACATAACGAAACCCTTTGCCGTCACATCTTTGGCAAGCAATCAAGTCTCCGTCTTTCATAGTAACCTCCTAGAATGGTGGCTCATCTTTGTTTGAGGCGAGTTCAAAGTGTTCAGCAACAACGTCGTAGTTGTAGCCACATTCTTTGAGTATTTTGTCATAGGTTTCATTGGGGTCGCCATCAAAGGCATTGGCTTCTTGTGCGCTCATAAGATCTATGAGGCGCATTACTTCGTCATTGATTTTGAGTGTAATTGTCATCACTACCTCCTAACAGTGGTGGGGAAGGTGAGGAGAGAGTGGAGGTAACAACACCCTCTCCTCTTCCGATCTGTAACTACAGTCAGAGGCATGAATGTACGCATGCCCCTGAAAGGATGAAGAAGCTACTAGAACGGAATGTCTTCACCGCTTGCGGCTGCAACAGGTGCTGATGGTGCATCGCTGCTGCCACTAGCTTTGCCGCCCATGCGGAATGTTGAGCCAGCACCGGCAAGCTTGATTTTGAATGAGCGTTGCTTATGCCCATCCTTCTCGTACTCTTCGATGATTGGCATACCCTGAACGAATACAGTAGTACCCTGGCCGACATACTTCTCAATGACGTTAGACACGAGGCCCTTGCCATTGCTGCCGTCCCAAGCCTCACAACGATACCAGTGGGTAGTCTCCACTTTGTCGCCTGACTTGTTGGTGTAAGACTCGTTGACAGCGACTGAGAAGTTAGCGACCTTTGTGCCGTTAACGTCCCGAATCTCTGGGGCTGAACCTACATTACCTGAAACTGTGATTTGTGCGAAGTTCATGCTTTTCTCCTTTGCGTTTGCATGATTGGGGTTGAGGCATTACGTCTAGCCTCTGTCACTGCATTGCGTCCCTCCAAGGTGGGCAACAGTGTCATCGTTTTGCAAAATTTAATCGCCATGAGGCATTCTGGATCTTGCAAAACTATTCGTTAGCAACAACACTTTTCAGCGTCTAGATACACCAACGAAATTAGTGTCGAGCAGGCATTTCTACCCACTGATACTTGTATTTAAACCATTTAGGCTTCTTGTAACCTATCAACCGCTTTGCTGTAAGCAGAGTCAGTGAGATGACACAGCCACCAATGACTGCTGCCATCATGCCAGCAAAAGTGCCAGCAAACATAGCAACGAGCAAAACAGTAGAAGCAATGTCAATTGGGATGTCAAGCCAAAGAACTTTTTTGAAATCAAATTTGGCTAGTAAAAAGAGGATTGCTAGTGCGGAAAATATTCCAGCTATTACATAAAATATCATGGTAAAAACTCCATCGATTATCTGGTGTAGATCATTTTTATTGAAGAATGGTAGGGGGTGGGCATACTCTTCTCTATAATTCTGAGGTGATCTTTACTTCGATTGACAGTCTGTAATGAAATCTCTTTGGCTTTAGATAGAGATGGTAGCCACTCAGTGACATCTTTCCATCCTCGTTCGCTATGAGATTGTACTTTGTATAATTTCTTCATTGGCTTTCCAGTCTGAGGCGATTCAAAGCTGTTGCCGGAAACAAAAAAATGTAGGGAAGGGCCGCAGCCCCACCCTATCAGTTGTTATGTGCTTGAAGCAAAGCTATCATCTCTCGGCATCTCTACCAAGCCAGCATCACGAGCATATGACCAGAAGTCTTGCTTGTTTGCTTGATACTGCTCCATCGTCAGTTGACCCTTGCGAAAGTTGACTCGCTTGACACGAGACATCTCGTCAGCGGGTATGTACTGTCCCCAATTCATACCGGTCTTGCCAATAACCTCAGTGCGTACCTGATGCCGCATGATGGTATAAGCATGGTTAGCAATCCACCACTGCTGCCGCAGAAGCTTGATCTTGTCCTCAAGATCGTCAACCTTGTTGCCAGTGATCTCAATGCCAACATCGTCACGCTTCATATCACGAAGCTCGCGTCTGGCCTGTGTGCCAGCAGCTACAATGTTGTGTGTGATCTTCTCGAATGTGCGAGTGAACTGATCTGCCAGCTTGCACTGTAGGATAACCTCGGGGCCATCCTCAAACATGTCGATCAGAGCGTGCATTTTACGCTTGAACTCTGCATCCCATTGGGCTTGCTTGGTGTCATCCCAGCGTTCGTCTGCCTGCAAGTTGCGGGCTACACGATCAAGATTTTCTGTAGTCAGGTCGTCCATCTGTATATTAGTCATTGTCACCTCCGTTTTGATATGCGACTCGTTTGATGTCAGCAGTCATGCTCATAATATTGTCGAAGCATTCACCAGCTTCAGTTCTTCTATTCATTGTTGCATGTTCTCCAAGTTGGCTTAACTCGGTACGAATATCATCTGCTAATGTGCAAAGCTCTCTAGCTATTTCCATCTTCATATCATTCACCTCACGTTATGTTATGGGGTAGACCCTATGCCTACCCCGATTATATTTGGCTTACTGAAGATCTAAGTTAGTATCGTGCTGTAGATCAATAAGCTGTGTTGCCCGATCCAAGTCACCGGATACAAGAGCTTGCATGATCTCATGTTGTGCTGGCGTGATGTTTATAGTGATGTCACCAAAGTTCCGATCAAGTGAATCTGCTGTTCGCTTAGACATTGACTCAGTGTCTTTGTGAAACTTGATGAATGATGCGTCAACATTATCACTGTATTGCTGAAGCCAGTTGTTGTCATTGTCATCTGTTGTATCGAAAAGATCTAGTTGTAACATGATTACCTCGTTATGTTATGTAACACGCATACACAATTGCTGCGTTGACAGTTAAAGACACTTTTAATGGCTCACAGTGTCAAGAGCGTGGAAGCCAACCAAGGCAGGGTGTATAGTTTTTGGAAGGAACCGATTTGCGCTCTATAGCAAATTGGAAGGAACCGAAAAGTATACTGACAGGTAAGATGTTTAGGTCGCTCTTTACTCTTGAGACTAAAAGCTGTCATCATGGTTGATACGCTGACAAATCGTGTGTGTGTGTTCTCAACCTACGGCGTGATGACTCGCAAGCTTGTCTTGCATTGCCCGACCAAGGGCAAATCGGTGCATAAGTAATGAACAAATACAGTGCCGTACAACAAGTGTATTGACAGGGTTTTAATCGTTGTGTGTATAATCTCCTCTCGTAGAGTTATGGGACACGGAAATGACAAAAGCCAATAGTGAACAACAAGACAGATACAAAAACGGCGTAGTACCAATGGAAGACATTGAGAAACACTCTCCGACATTGCGAACAACGCACAGTAAAGTAACTGATCCACAAGCTGATCTGGTGCATATGATCTTGCATGATGGTTGCAACCCAACAGAAGCTGCAAGTAAGCTGGGTAGGAACAAAGCTTGGGCATATAATTCCCTGAACAAACAGCATGTTATCGAATACAGACAAGAACTGGCTATGAGAACATTGGGGTGGGACGCTACACAAGCAATGGCGACAATGAGAGATCTGCTAGGTAGTAAGTCACAGCACGTTAGGCTTGAAGCTGCTAGAGATCTTATGGACAGAGCAGGATTACGCAACGATGCACCGAAAGCTCCTACCACTGCGGTACAGATTAACTTCGGGATAGAATAAGGGGCCCCATTGATGTTATGTGTGCTACAGAGAACGGCCTTGGAAAACTACCGTGTCTCTATAAAAGGGTAAAACACACTCGCAATAGACTTAAATAATACGTTCTGTTAAAAATATTTTTTAACCCCAATAAGCCAATAGGAGATTGTTATGGGTGCAGAGAGTGACAATGGTGGTGGAAGCATAGATACCAAGAAAAAGCGTGGTAGCGGTATTTCTCCTACTAGCCCAATTAAGGAGAATTTAAGTACAGCAAAGGCTGAAGAGTTTTCCAAGCCTGGGAGTAGATATACTGGAACTACTACAGCAAGGCCGGGGTATGATCGTGGAATGAGTCCTTTGGATTCTAGTGTAATAACTGGTGACTCTAGTTTTTCTGGTCGTGGTGGTTTGAACGTAGATAATGTTGGCAATTTGCAACAAAGAGCTACAACTGATGTAATTCAGGGTAATGCTTCTTTTGCCCCTGGGGCTGGCTTTATTAATACAATGAGCAAATTTACCGCTTCAAAGATTAAGGATAAGATTTCTGCTGGTGGAACTCAAGTTTTAGACACAAGCGGAAAGATTGTTGGCGTTGTGGATAAGAACGCTTTTGGTGCTGATGTTTACACTGGTCAAGGGGGATACAGTCCTGTTGGTATAGGAAAGAAAGCTGGGAGGACTGGTTACGTTATGACTGCTGGTGATATTTCTGCTGCCGAGAGACTGAGTTCTGGCGGTGATGATGGTGCGCCTATTGGTGGAGCAACTGACAAGCCCGCTAAAGATGTAACTGATTCTACTACGAAGCTTAGTTCTGCTGCGAGGCGTACGAGTGTTGCTGCTCTTGGTGCTGGCAGTGGCGGCGCTAGTCGCAGACAGTTTATTTAATGCAGTTAGACTACAAACCGCCGGGGCCGATAGCCAAGGCGTTTATGAAAGATCGCTCTTTTGTAAGAGGCCTCAGAGGGCCAGTTGGTTCTGGTAAATCTGTTGCCTCTTGCATGGAGCTAATGAGAATAGCTATAACTCAAAAGCCAAATCAAAGTGGCGTAAGGCGCACTAGGTTTGCAGTTATTCGTAATACCAACCCCCAGCTAAAGACCACAACAATCAAAACATGGCGTGACTGGTTTTCGGATGATATCGGTAGATTTGTCTGGTCGCCGCCATATACTCATCATGTTAATTTTTCTTTGGCAGATAAAACTGTTGTTGAATCAGAAGTCATCTTTTTGGCTTTGGATAAACAGGAAGATATAAAGAAACTGTTATCTCTTGAGTTAACCGCTATTTGGATTAACGAAGCCAGAGAAATACCGAAATCTATTGTTGATGCGTGTACTATGCGTGTCGGTCGTTTTCCATCAATGAGAGAAGGTGGCCCCACTTGGTTTGGCGTTATAATGGATACGAACTCACCTGATGAGACTCATTGGTGGGCTATTATGTCAGGCGAGGCATCTCCACCTGAATATATGTCTAATGAAGAAAAGCTTCTTCTTGTTAAGCCTGACGATTGGACTTTCTACTCGCAGCCCGGGGCTATGACTGAAGACAGGGACGTTGACGGCAATCTTATTGGTTATTCCCATAATCCTAAAGCTGAAAACCAAGGCAACATCCAGCCAGATTATTATGACAAGATTATTCTTGGCAAAAGCTCTTTATGGGTTAATGTTTATGTTCTGAATAAGTATCAGGCTTTGCTTGATGGTAAGGCTGTGTATCCTACATTTAGGAAGGAGACTCACGTTGCGAAGTCACCCATCGAACCCATCGTCGGTAAAGAAATTATCGTTGGCATTGACTTCGGCAGGACGCCATCGGCAATTTTCGCCCAGCAAACGATCTTCGGGCGTTGGTCTATTTTCCACGAAGTCATTGGACAGGATATGGGAGCTGGACGATTTGCAGACATCCTTAAGAAAGAAATCGCCAAAAACAACTGGGAAGCTTTAGATTTTAAGTTTGTTGGTGATCCGGCTGGTAATCAAATGGCTCAGACATCGGAGAACACTCCGTTTATGATTTTGAGGGCAGCGGGCATTACAGCGTATCCGGCTCCTACTAATGATACGCAAGTCAGGATTGAATCTGTTGAATCTGTTCTTAACCGCATGACAGATGGTCATCCGTCTTTTGTTATAAGTCCGACATGCCAGACCTTAATATCTGGCTTTGAAGGCGGTTATCAGTATAAAAGAATATATCATATGGGCAGAGAGAGTTATGACGAAAAACCTAATAAGAATAGGTTCTCTCATATACACGATGCGTTGCAGTATGCAATGCTAGGGGGCGGTGAGGGTCGTAGAGTGATTCTCGGTGGTCGTTCAGTACCATCCCCCACCACTGTTGAAAGGTCAAGCAGTCCATTTGAGCGCATGAAAGGCCGTAATAGATTAGCTAGATCACAAAAAGGACATGCTAGGGCGTTATGAAATGGATAATTTGCTTCAAAGAAGCCAAGAATCTAGGAATGTGGAAAGTATTTACCAAGCATAGGCGTGATTTTGGGCATGTTTTTGCTGTTTGCTACGATCCAGAGCTTAATACATGGTATAAATTTGAATATGCTACAGAAAGATTTAGTTTTGAGTGGCTAAGAGAGATTGATGCAGACTATTTAATTGCTGATTTGATGTTTAATTGTACATGTTTAGAGATAGATAGCAAAAAGAACCCTGTATATTTACCTCGTTGGCTTTATTGCGTTAGTTTTATAAAACATATTGCTGGTATTAACAAACCTTGGATACTAACGCCTTATCAACTCTATTGTGAATTGCGTAAAACTGGTGGAAAAGACATCTTCTTAAAACCAGTAGAAGGAGATTGAAATGGGATTTGGCAGTTCTTCACCGCCTCCTGATCCAGAGCTTGAAAAGCAAAAGGCAGAAGAGAAGGCACGACTTGAGAAAGAACGTGAACAAGAACGTTTGCGTAAAATAGAATCTGATCGTGTTCGTACATCAAATCTTGTTGGTCAAAGATCTTTGCAAGATGAGGAAGCTAAGGGTTTTGTTGGTTATAGGCGAATGGGTAAACCTTCCGGTTCAATAAGGGAATAGATATGGAACAGTATCAAGATACATCTCCGGCACCCTCTGGAACAGGTGATGATAAAAAAGAACTTGAAGGCGTAATGAATCGCTATAAGAAGGCTAAAGGTAGATGGTCTTCTTGGTCTGATATATGGGAAGAAATCTATGATTATGTTCTTCCACACAGAGAAAGCTTCTTTCAAGAGTCTGCTGCTGCTAGACGCACAGAGAATATCTATGATGAGACTGCCGTAGTAGGATTGCCCAAGTTTGCATCAAGATTGCAGCTTGGCTTCTTCCCTCCTAATGGTCGTGCTTTTAAGCTAGCCCCAGGCCCAGAGTTCCCAAAAGAGTCAATCAACAAACAATTGCTTGCAGAGCTAGATAGAATCACAGAGCTTTTGCATGAAGGTTTACGCAATTCTAACTTTAATGCTGAACTTCACGAAGGATTTCAAGATCTAGGTTTAGGAACAATGAACCTACTGGTTGAAGAGGGTCGTTTTGTAGGTGATCTGCACTTTACTTCTGTGCCTCCAACAAATGTTGCGCTGTTAGCTGGTAACTTAGATAGTGTGTCAGGTTGGTTTCGTTGGAACAGCGAGATGGATATTACTGAAATTAAACATCGTTATCCTGATGTTAAGTTTAGTGAGAAGATGTCTCAAATACAAAAGCGTGATCCTAATCGTAAAACTAAAGTTATTGAAGCCACAATATATGATGAGAAGAATAAGTTTAAGGATGAGTACACCTATTATCTTATCTCTGAAACAGACAATCATATCCTAAAGAAACAGGTACTAAAAGGTCGTGGATCTGTACCTTGGATTACAACACGTTGGTCTAAGAGTGGATTTGAAGTATGGGGTCGTGGCCCTGTTCTTCAAGCTATGCCAGCTATTAAAACATTGAACCTTACAGTTCAACTTATTCTTGAAAACGCAGAGATGGCAATTGCCGGATCTTATGTTTATGATGATGATGGTGTCTTTAATCCAGATAATATTACAATTCAGCCGGGGACGTTCATACCAAGAAGCCCCGGCTCGACAATTGAAACGCTACAAAGTCCCGGTCGCTTTGATGTTGCTCAGCTTGTTCTTGATGATATGCGCCGTAATGTTCGTAAGGCTTTATTTATAGATGAGCTTGATACTAGACCAAATGCTAGAACTCCTCTGTCTGCTACTGAAGTTTCTGAAAGACTTGCTGATGTTGCCAGAGATATGGGTGCGGTTGCTGGACGTATGCAGAAAGAGTTTTTGCAGCCATTAGTTGAGCGTGTCATTAAGATTTATACAGATCAGGGATTGCTTGATTTACCAAAGGTAGATGGTAGACAACTTCGTATTGTTCCTGTTTCACCATTGCTAAGAGCGCAAGACCAACAAGATGTTGCTGACTTTGTACGTTTTCAACAAACTGTTGCTGGGACATTTGGCCCTGAGATAACACCAGCATTATATAATCAAGAAGAAGTAATTCGTTATTTAGCCATGAAGTTTGGCGTTAAAGAAGAGCTACTTGCGGATCAACAACAAGTTCAGCAAAACGCCCAGTTAATGCAGCAATTGATGGCTGCACAACAAGGTGGGGGTATGCAGTGAAGGAGAAGATAAATGTTTCGCCAGACGGTAGAGGATATACTAAGGAAGTCGATAAAGATCTTAATTCTAAAGCCTATGCTCTTTTTGGTTCGGGGGTTGGAAGGGATTTTTTACAATATCTGGAATCTATTTCAACGAATAACATCCATGCTGCTGGCGCTGGAATTGAAACTCTAGCACATGCAGAAGGTAGTAGATGGATTGTCGCTATTATGAAAAAACGTACAGAATTGGGAAGGAAACAAAATGGCTAAACCTAGTAACCCAAAACTTTACGCAAAAGCTAAAGCTATGGTTAAAGCAAGGGTAAAGAAATGGCCTAGTGCATACGCATCTGGTCAACTTGTTCAGCAGTACAAGAAAATGGGTGGTAAATACTCGTGAGTCTTGATAAGTGGTTTAAAGAAAAGTGGGTTGATATATCCACCACTAAAGATGGTAAGCATCCTGCATGTGGTCGTAAAATGGGTGATGGTCGCAAGTATCCTAAATGTGTACCGCAAGCAAAAGCTAATTCTATGAGCAAGTCTGAAAAGAAAACAGCCACCAATCGGAAACGTCGCACTAATCCGTCTGGTGGTGGTAAAAAACCAACATATGCGAGGACGTAATGGCTAAGACACCAGCATGGCAACGTAAAGAAGGCAAAAGCAAGTCTGGCGGTCTTAATGAAGCTGGGCGTAGGTCATTGCGTAGACAGGGTAAGAATATTAAACGTCCTGTGTCTGCTAAACAGGCTAAGAAGTCTCCAAAAGCAGCAGCAAGGCGTAAATCATTTTGTAAGCGTATGATGGGTATGAAAAAGAAGCTTACAAGTAAAAAGACGGCTAATGACCCTAACAGTCGTATCAACAAAGCTTTAAGAAAGTGGGATTGTTAAATGAATGAAGCAGCAGAAAGCGTTGAAACCGAAGCATCAGTCGAGGTTCAGGCATCAGGAATGCAGGAGCAACCTCAAGAAGCATCAGTCGAAAGACCTGATTGGCTTCCTGAGAAGTTTGAAAGACCAGAAGAGCTTGCGAATAGCTATGGAGAGCTAGAACGTAAGTTTTATCAGCGTAAGGATGAGCTGCGAGAGCAAATTGTGCATGAGCTTAATGATGAAGCAATGCAAGCCTCTCCTATTAGCCCTGGCGATTACGAGATAGATTTTCAGCCACCAGAAGGTTTGGAATATAGCATTGCTAATGATGACCCAATGTTAGATTGGTTTCGTAGCAAAGCTCACAATTACGGTTTATCACAGGATGAATTTAATCAAGTGATTAATGAGTATGCCGCTATGGATACTCAGCGTGGCCCTGATTGGAACACAGAATCAGAAACCCTTGGTGAATATGCTGAACAACGTCTTGAGCGTGTAGATTCATGGGCTAACAAGTCTTTGTCTGATGAAGCTTATTCTGCCTTTGCCAATATGCCAGCATCTGCAAATATGGTTCATCTATTTGAAGAGCTTATGGAACTCAATGGTCAGCCTCAGTTTAACATGGTTAGCCCAACAGAGTTTCAAGAGCGCATTAGCCGTGAAGATCTTATGGCGATGCAGAATGACCCGAAATACTGGAAAGAAAAGGATGCTGCCTTTATAGCTAAAGTCAGAGCCGGATTTGACCAGTTATCAAGACAGAAATGAATGTGAATTAACAAACATGCTAATTTCTGTCAATTTTAGCGTACTGAAGGCCCAAAGCGTTGGTGTCAGCCCTAAATGGAGTAGCTCTCCTAACTGGACAACTGAAGAAGCTAACTCTGAGGAATAACCGGATGGACAGTGTAACTTTAACTTTAGTATAAGGAGCTAATAGTATGGCAACCCCATCTATTTCAACTTCCTTTATCGAAGAGTTTGAATCTGGCGTCCACATGGCGTATCAACGCATGGGTTCAAAGCTTCGTGGTACTATTCGTACTGCCAATGGCGTTAAGAATAAAACCACGTTTCAAAAAATCGGTAAGGGTTTTGCTACTACAAAGGCTCGGCATGGTAATGTCGCACCTATGAACCTCGAACACACAAACGTAAATGTAGTCCTAGAGGATTATTTTGCAGGCGAGTGGATTGATGACCTTGACCAACTCCGTATCAACCATGATGAGATGCTTGTCGCACAACAGTCAGGTGCTTATGCACTAGGCCGTAAGACAGATGATCTTATTTTGGAAGCTATGGATTCAACAACTAACAACCTTAACGAGACAACTAATGGAATTACATTAGCTTGGGCTTTCAGCTTGATGGAAGCTTTTGGTAATGCAGATGTTCCTGATGATGGTTCACGTTATTGTGTTGTAGGTTGGGAAAACTGGTCACAACTTATGGACATCGATGAGTTTTCTCGTGCAGAGTATATTGGCACAGAGAATCTTCCATTTGCAGGATCTATCACAGCTAAGAATTGGTTGGGCTTTACATGGTTCCCATTCTCAGGCTTGAGCGAAGCTGGCAGTGGAAATGTTGATCGTAAATGTTTTGCTTGGCACACAAGTGCAGTAGGGCATGCGATTGGTGCAGATGTCTCTTCTAACATGCAGTATCACAACGATAAGGACGCATATTTTGTTCTAAACAAGATGCAAATGAATGCTACACTTATTGATGCGAATGCTTGTTACGAACTACAGCTAAAGAAATAGGAGGACTGATAATGGCTTTTGTTGCAGCAGACCTCACTTTGGTCAACTACAGTGGAAATGGCTTCCATATCTGGCATTATGTCTCTACTGGAGACAATAACAATGCTATTGATACGGCTGGTTATTTCAACGGTGCTTCAAACGAAATGAATGTTGGCGATGTTATCTTCGTTAACTCTTCAAATGGTTTTGGCATAGTTAATGTTCTTAGCAACTCTGGGGGAGTTGTCGATACTGGCGATGTTGTCAGTATGGCGACTGACTCTCGGTAATGGCTAAGAAACCAACATTGAAGGCGGCAGCGAAAGCTGCCCCTTCATCATCTCCAAAGAAGGAGATTCGTCAGGGCTATGTTAGAACTGTTGGCTCTTTAGCAAAATTAGGTAAGGGTGTTAAGTAATGAGTAATTATAAAATGCCAACAAAAAAAAGCTACGTTGGCAATGATATAGGTAGCCGTATTGCTAGAACAATTTTAGATACTAGCAATAACTACTCTCAAATGGGCGATAGAGTAGTTGCCCCTGCTAAAGCAGGAGCTACAAAAGGTCGCAATAACCCTCGTGGTGCTAGAGGAGCTAGATAATGAAAACGTGTTCAACCTGCCCAAGTCCAGCTAAGTGTAGATCTGCTGGAAAATGTTTAAACGCAAAGAAATCAACTAGAACTATGGGAAAAGGTTACGGTAAGTAATGCCAACAACCCCATCTACAGATATTGAAGTAGCACAGAAGGCAATGGTTCTAATTGGTTTAGAGCCATTAACTTCATTTACAGATCAAACTGACGAAGCATTAGTAGCTAATACAATTTTTGAAGATGTGGTAGAGGATTGCCTTGCTCAGCATAATTGGAACTTTGCTACTGGACAAAAAACTCTCAGTAGACTCACTTCTGTTCCAGTAGACCGCTGGGACGCTGCATATGCCCTTCCTACAAGCCCTGCGGTTGTTCAGGTACAAACTGTAACAATTGACGATCAACCGCAGCAGTACGACATCTATGAGCGTTATGTATACCTCAATGCTGAAGCATCGGAAGATGTTGTCTTAAACTATATATTCCGTCCAGAAACACAGTATTGGCCTCCGGCATTTACTATGTGGACAATATTTAGATTGGCTTCTGTATTAGCCTTATCTGTTACTCGTAAGGCTGATGTTGCAAAATCATATGTTGATCTTGCAGAGATTCAATTCCGTAGAGCAAAAGCTCGTGATAGCCAACAGGTAACAACTCAAGGTCTACGTCCAAGTAGATACCATCGTGTTCGTATGGGTAATGGTATTTATCAAAATGTAGAGGGACTTTAATGAATGGCACTTCTACGGCAGTTTTATACAAACTTCACAGCCGGAGAACTCACTCCGCTGCTGTCATCCCGCATGGATTCAGACGCATATAAAAATGGGGCTAAAACGCTTCGTAATTTTCGTATGCGAGCGCAGGGTGGTATTACTCGTAGAGGTGGCTGCCAATATCTGCAAACTTTGTCTAATGTCGGCTATCAAATGGAGTCGTATGTTTTTGACGAAGATGAATCATACATCCTTTTATTTAGTAATACTAAGCTGGATATTATTGATGTTACTGGCCTCACCTCAATAACACAGACAATTACATCATGCCCCTGGACTACAGCGATGATAGGCCAGTTAAGGGTAACGCAATCAGGTGATACAATGATTATTGTGCATCCTGATATTGCTATGCAGAAGCTTACAAGAACTTCAGCATCAAACTTTACATTAGCTAACTTTGCTTTTGATTCTTCTGATGGATTTGTTCACCAGCCTTATTATAAATTTTCTGCACCTGACGTTACTCTTACACCTCAAAATACATCAACAAATAACCAAACCTTCACTGCAAGCGCATCTACATTTAGTTCTGCTTGGGTTGGAGAAGAGATTGAGTTTACAGATGAAAATCTTAAAGTTCATCATATAGAGGTTATAGCTTATCTAAGTGCTACAACGATAACAGGAAAGTTTGATACAGCACCACACAATTCAAATGGCGTTGACACATGGAAAGAACAGGTATTCTCAACTCGTAATGGTTTTGCAAGATCTGTTATGTTCCATGACCAAAGGCTAATATTTGGTGGTTCTCGTGATCTGCCAAATCATTTGTTTTTTTCTAAAGTAGGTGAATATTTTAATTTTGATGTTGGTACTGGATTAGACGATCAGTCTATTCAAGTTCAGATTGCTGAAAACCAAGTATCAGAAATTAAGTCTATGCAGTCCTTTAGACATCTTGCAGTGTTTACATCTGAACAAGAGCTATATTGCCCAACTATTGAAAACAGGCCATTAACGCCAAGCACTATATCGGTAAAAAAGCAGACATCATTTGGCAGCGGTGAAGTGCAGCCAGCAGAGTTTGATGGTGCTGTTGTGTTCCTTACAAAATCAAAGGGTGCAATTAGAGAGTTTATCTATTCTGATATAAGCCAAGCATATAATTCAGACTCAATAACTATTTTATCTCAACATTTAATTGGCACACCTGTTGACATTGTTGCTCAAAGAGAAGCTTCTGATCAGGTGGAGAGTTACCTTTACTCTATTAACTCTGATGGAAACATTGCTGTCTTTACAAGTATTCGTAAAGAAAAGCTTCAAGGCTGGTCATTGTATGAAACACAAGGCTCTTTTAAAAACATAGTTAATGTTAACCGCAGAATATATCTCATCTCAGAAAGAACGATTAATTCTTCTACCGTTACCACTCTTGAGCTTCTGGATAATAATTATCATTTAGACAGCGCAATTAAAGCTACTCATGGAAGTGCAAAAACATCATGGCAAATAGCCCATCTTCCTAATACTTTAGTTCATGTTAAATCTGGTAATTATAGTCTTGGCTCTTACACAACAGATGGATCTGGTAACTTAACTCTTAACTCTGCTGTTGATGAGGTGGAAATTGGAATTAACTACACGCCCACATTAACAACTCTTCCTCCTGAGTTTCAATTGCAGGATGGTATATCGTTTGGTCAAAAGCGTAGAATAGTTAGAGCTGTTCTTGATCTTAATGAAACACTCGATGTAAAAGCAAAGGGTACAAAAGTTTTAATAAGGCGTGTTACAAGTAATTTTGCAAATCAACCAGATGCTATAACTGCTCGTAAGGAGATATATTTTCTTGGATGGTCTAATGAGGGTACTGTAACAGTGACGCAAGATGAGCCATTGCCTATTGGTTTAAATGGCATATTGCTTGAGGTGGAAGTCTAATGGGCGTACAGATGCAAATTGCAAGTCTTTTCATGGGCTTTATGGCTGCACAGCAAGCTAGAAAAGCACATGAATTAGAAGCACAGTCATATCGTGAACAAGCGGATATGGCAAAGATTGAAGCTGGTCAAAAAGAGATAGAGCGTAACCGTAAACTTCGTATTCAACTTGCTGCACTTGGAACATCAATGTCTGCTCAAGGTGTGGCTCTTGGCACATCTCAATCAGTTTCCGCTTTAGCTACCGATGAAACCAGAATAGCTAAACAGGATGTAGATACTATTAGGCTTATGGGACAGTCAGAGAGACGTAAATTTGCGTTGAGTGCTGCTGGTTCTGATGCCGCTGCTTCGGCTGCTACTATGGGTGGTTTTGCTAAAACTCTTGGTGGTATTTATAGTATTGATAAAGGTGTAGGCTAATGGCTTTTAAGAAAACAGGCGGTAGAACTTCTTTTGTGCAGCCAACTGGCATGCCAGATCTTAGTGGTTTCTTTGACTCAGCAAAGACAATGCAGGAGATTGGTAATCTTACAAACAGCATTGGTACTGATATTCGTAAGCGTGAGTACAATGATCTAATTCGTCAGGCAGAGATTGATGGATCAACTGCTGGTGCTGTATTTAAAGATGGTAAACTACAGCCTTTAGTTAACTTTGATTATGCAAAGGCTACTCAAACATACTCAAGTGGTGATCAAAAGAATGTTTTAGATGCTTATCGTAAATCAGCAATTAGAACGTATGTATCTGCTGCCTCAAACGATATTGATTTAGCTGCACAAACAGCATTAGACAATAATGGAAATGATCCAGATGGCGTTCGTGGGTCTTTTAGTGGATTTATAGAAGGTCTTGAAGATCTTGATCCACAGATTAAAGCTGCTCTTATGCCAAAAGCTGTTAAAGCATTTGGTGTTGCTGAAAACAGAGCTTTGGCGCAGCAACAAAAAGAAGCAAAAGACGATTCTATTTATCAAAATGGAGAAGCTTTCCAAGCTCTTTCTGTTGAAAAAGGAAAGTTAATTGCATCTTTTGATGATGATGAAGCAGGAAATGAATCAAAACTTGCTCGTTTAAGAGAGATTGAAAGTGAGCAATCTCAAATTAAAGAATCATTAACTCTTAACGAAGTATCTGCTGAGCAAATTTCTAAGATAGAAGATGCTGATCGAACTGTTGTAGCTGCTCGTGTAGGTACTAATTATATTAAAAAGATATATGCAGCTAACGGTGCAGAAGCGGCACATAATGCAGCAAGTGATATTGAAGAGCAGGCAAAGCTAAATCCCGATCTTGATGAGAAAGTTCTTGGTGAGATAGCGCATCAAACTGTTTCGTCATTAATCTCTATGGATGCTTTGAGAGATAGAGAAAATACTAAATTACAAAAGTCTATATTCAATGATCTTAATTACCGTGTACAGACTGAAGGTCTTGATATTAGTAATCTTTTGCTTGATCCAAAAAGTGATTTTTTTAAATTAAATGGAAGCCAAAGAACAACTTTATTAGCTGTTTCAAAACAATCTCAGCAAGAAGTTGCTAATATAGTTGATACTCAAAACCAAAAAATTCTAATAGATCAAAGGGCTATAATAGATAACCCAGAAATACATTCTATTGATGAGGTTAGGGCTGCTGGCAGAGCTATCGCATCTATGCGTGACAATGGTGATATAACTTCTTACAAAGATATTGTAGATGCAAAAATGGCTTACAGAAAAGCCGCTGCATATTTCAATACCGGTACTAGAAACGATATTGCTTCTTCTGTTTATTTTGAGCTTAACAAAGATACTAGCTCTTTTGTTGAAGCTCCCTCTTACTATAATTCACCTGAGTTTATTTCAAAGCTTGAAGCAAGTGGTGTTATTGGGCCTGATAGCCCACACTACAAAACAAGAGGTGCTTATGATAAAGCAATAGCTTCTTATGTTTCAGCATATCAAACTCGTGCAGATGATGTTGCCGCTGCTAACAAAGCAGAGCGTAAGGCTAGAAACAATATTCCTCTCAGTGCAGATGAAATATCCAAACTTGTAGAACACAAGGGATTTGATAAGTTTCGTACTAAAAACGAATCAGGGCAAGATGTTCTTGTTGATATAGATCTTCTTAGCGATGACCCTACTATTGTTGCTGGAAGCATTGATGCTGTTTCTAATTTTTCTGTTGAGACAAACGGTTTATTGCATCCTGATGCTGCTGAGATATTTTCTAGAGCGCCTTATACTATGAATAATGCTGATTTAGCTACTCGTATTATGGGTCAGATTGTTTCTGGTATTAGACAGAAAACCCCTGGAACAACTAAAGCAACTGCTGTTAGCATGTTCTTAGCTGGCAATGATATTAGTGAAGAAACCATTGGCTTTATTAGAACTGTTGATCAAATAGGCATTGAAAACGCAATGCAATCATATGCTGCTGAAAAAGGTTTTAATAAAAACAGAAATGTTAATAAACATTTAAGTAGAGAAGGTTTCGACAAAGATCAGTTTTTTAACAAAACATTTGAACAAGCTCTTGAGAATGAAAAGCTTCTTACTCTAATTCAAACAACCATATCTCCAGCAGCAAAGCAGATGTTAAATCAAATAGCTGATGAAGGTGGTGTTTCTAGTGCTGAACTTGAAAATGCTTTTATTAAAGACCCTACTATTAAAGAAGCTGTAATGAATATTTTTTACGATAAGGTTTCTAATGTAAGTGCTGGCACTCCTGTTACTCATATGCAGGACACAATAAGGCAACTTGGTAAAAGACTCGGTGTTCAGAAAAATCCATCAACAGGGGAGTTAGAGTTTGTTAGACATCCTATTTTAAAGCTTGCACAATCTACTGTCCCCACCGCTGCTGGTCAGGCCGTTGTATCTCTTTCATATAAAGATATACAAAATGATGTAAGGGACAGAATTGTAAATAGCTTTGAAGATAGATTTGATCTTTTAAATCCCCCTACAAAAGCTCAAGAATACATGTATCAGATGTTGAAAGATGTTGGTGTAGAAAAGCTAGATGGCACTACTATGCACTTTCAGGCTAATGAGTCTTTTGGTGGTGAGCCTTCATATAGCGTGTATGTTCAAGACAAGTATGGAAGAGCGCATTTGGTTAGCAACTCGTATACTTATGACTTTAAAGACAGCAAAGCTTATAAAGAGACTTACAAGGAAGTTATTAGTGAGCTTAAAACAGATAAGGCTAAACAGTTTTGGTCTATGTATGGACTAATGGATAAAGGCTTGGTTCAGTCTACTTTTGAATCTATGGAGCGAAATCGTACTGATTTTTCTCTTGATGGCTTAGTTAATGCTTGGAATGCTTTTAGTAGAGTTACTAACCCTTCTGCAAATCCTTGGTCTATGAACGAAATAAGCCAAGAAGAGAAGAAAGAGTTTTTCTACATTGTTGATCGTTTAACTACTTTAGGCTGGAGATAATGAGCAATATTGATTGGGATTTTATTGGTGAGCTAGAGGGAAAGCGTAAGCTAAAAGGCTATGTTCCTGATGCAAAAGGATCAAAGTCAGGTGTTACTATTGCAACTGGATTTGATTTAGGTGCTAGGAACCTATCTGATCTTGCTGGTCTTCCTCAAGATATTATAGATGTCTTAACACCTTATCTTGGAATTAAAGGTGCAGCGGCTGCTGATCTTGCAAGTGAGTTAATTGTTGATGATTCACAGGCAAAAGTTATTGATGAGTTTTCTCATAACGAAGCGGTTGAAAGACTTAGCTCAAGTTGGGAGTCTAAAACAGGAACACCTTTTTCTGAGTTGCCTATGGGCAAAGCTACAACAATAGCATCTGTAGCATTTCAGTATGGTGATTTAGCCTCTAAAGCACCTAACTTTTGGGAGCAAGTTACTACTGACGATTGGGATGGTGCTGTAGCAAACTTGCGTAATTTTGGTGATAACTACAAAACTCGCAGAAATAAAGAAGCGGAATATTTTCAAAAAAAAAGACTTGAGGACACTCTAGCCGTGACTGCTCCGGCAGATGCTCCTTCAAGACAGCTAACCAATGAAGAGTTAATGGCAAAGGTGCAGGGTCAAATTGCTGAATCTAAAGATCCAGTTATAGAGGGCGGTATAAAAACACCTATCAATACAGAAATAGCAGATTTTGATATTGCCCAGACAAATGAGCAACGTGCTTTGGAGCAGGATTTTTATGATGCACCCGAAGCTGTGGATCGTACTACAAAGTCCAACAGTAAACTCCCTGATACACAAGCAATAACAGATTCGTACACTAGCTTATATGGTAATTCTGGTGAGGTTTACGGTAATAGAGTTCAATCTAAATTTGGTAATGAAGATGAGTATGACTATGCTGTATTTGATGAGACATTCGATAATGTTTGGGGTGCAGCATTTCGTCAGAATAACTTTGTTCCTGCGATAAGCAGAATGCTTGAATCAATGGATTCTAAGTATAAACCCGTTGAAGGGTACGATGCTTTTAAGGACAAAGATTTAAAGTCTCAGCTTGGTGGTGATGAAGGTCTTTGGATGTTTCGTCATAGCGGAAGCCCAGCAGAATCACAGTTAAAGCTAGAGAGAATGAAACAAGATGCAGAAGACATGGCGTTTCTTTCTGCAACAGACAGCACTGGCGCACAGGTTGTAGCATCATTAGCTTCACCAACTACATTACTGCCACTTGCTCCTGCTAGAGTTATGAAAATGGCATCTGGTGGTAGAAGGTTTGTAGGTGGAACTGCATTTACTGGTGCAGCCTTATATCCAGAGCAAATGCTTATTGAGTCTCAAAACGAGTATCGTGACGCATCTCATTCTGCCCTAATGCTTAGTGCTTTAAGTCTTGTTGGTGGTAGCCTTGCTTATAAGTTTGGCGGTGTAAAGCGAATGGTCGATTCTGACATGCCTACCAGCAGTGGTGGGGAACAAGTCTACAGATCTGCCGGGGCAAGTGTTTCTCCAGAGCGTTACCGTCAAAGTATGTACGCAACTATGGAACAGGATGCGTTAAAAGAAACAGGAGTAGGTTTAGAGAAGCTTCCTTGGAATCCTGTTATTCGTATGCTTAACAGTCCTAATCCATTTGTAAGAACAGTAGCAACTGGTCTGGTTGATACTGGTGGTATGATGCAAAAGAAAGTAGATGAGGGGCTGTCTATGGATCAGTCTGTTGAGTCTACTTTTAGAGCAAAGTATCTTGGCCCTCTTCGCCAAGCCCTTACTGAAGTAGACAAAACATACTTGGCTTATAGAGGTAAGGTAGCTTCTGATAGCGATATAGCTAGATCAGTTCAAATGTTAAGAACATCTGTCTCTGATAAGTTTAACCGAGCAGGAAGTCACATGACTGAAGCTCAGTTTAGGAACCGTGTAGCAAGGGCTATGCGCCGTGGTGATGTTGATAATGTTGGTGATGAAGCGTCTGAGTTTGTAACGGCTGCCGCTGGTCAATACAGAAAGGTATTTGATTTAGTTAAGAAAGAAGCCAGCAATGTAAGATTGTTTGAAAGGCAACTTGCAGAAGATATTGCAAAAGCAAAAGCAGCAAAAAATGTAAACAGAGTAAAGCAGTTGGAAGAAGCTATGGCAAAGCTTCAAGAGCAAGGCGTTACTGCAAACAATGCCCTGTCTTATGTTCCTCGTATCTTCCGTGTAGATAAAATTATGGAACGCTCTAGTGAGTTCCTGTCCATTGTAGAGCGTCATGCTGTTACATCTATGAAGATGTCTAGAGCAGCAGCTAAGACTTATGCACAAAATGTGATGGATACAGTTACAAGGAGCAGACCTTATTTAGATCTTGATGATGCAACAAATCAATTAGACTTTATGATAAGTCCATCTGGAGTGAAAGCGTCTACATTAAAGGTTCCCGATGATTTGCTTGAGGATTTTATTGAGAATGACATTGAGACATTGCTTCGGCATCATGTAAAGACTATGGGCATGGACATAGAGCTTACTGCTCGTTATGGCAGCATAGACATGAAGTCTACTATTGATGAGATTACAGCAGATTATTCTAGATTGATTGACGAAACTACTGACACCGCAAAGAAAGCTGATTTAAACAAAAGATTAAGTCGTGATCTAGAAGATCTTCGTGGACTTAGAGATCGTGTTCGTGGAACTTATGGTGCGTCTAAAGATCCACATCAGTTATCTAGCAGATTTATCCGTGTAATGAAGTCATTCAATGTTCTTGTTGGAATGGGTGGTGCAATGATCTCATCTGTTCCTGATGTATTTAGAACTACAATGGTTGAAGGCTTTAGAACAACAAACGAAAAAGGATTTAAGAATCTATTTGCTGATCAAGCTGTCTATGTAAAGAAGCTAAAGCAGAAAGAGTTGGCCGCTGCTGGTGTTGCTGTTGATGCCACTCTTGGATTAAGAGCGCATTCATTTAGTGATATGGGTGACTTGTTTGGATCTAGATATACATTAGAGCGTGGTCTTAATCAGGCAACTGGTGTTTTCTTTATGATGAACGGCTTAAACTACTGGAATCAAATGCTTAAAGAGTTTGCTGGTAATGTAACTATGCTTCGTATGACGGATGCAATTACTACAACTTGGGAAGGATTATCTAAGTCTGACAAGGAAAAGCTTTTAAAGAATGGCATTGATCGTCAAGACGCTTATCGTATGCGTAAGCTGATTGAAAAGCATGGCACAAATGTAGATGGTCAAAAACTTCCTAACACTGATTTATGGGAAGACCCCACAATGCGACTAAAGTTTCGTATTGCTTTAAACCAAAATGTAGAACGCATCATTGTGACCCCTGGGGCTGGTGATAGAGCTTTATGGACATCTACTGAGTTTGGTTCGATGCTGACTCAGTTTAAGTCATTTGGTCAAGGAGCAATGGTTCGTATGGCGACTGCTGGATTGCAAGAGCGTGATGGTGCTTTTTGGCAAGGAGCTACGTTGCTTGTTGCAATGGCTGGTCTTGTTAATGAAGTTAAGAGAGCGCAGTACGGTATAGACAGTAAAGAAACATTTGATGAAAAGCTGTTAAATGCAGTTGATCGCTCTGGTGTTATGGGCTGGGCTATGGATGTAAATAATGCTGTAGAGAAGCTATCTGATAATAAACTTGGGATGAGGCCAGCGTTTACAGATCAGCCTCAATACAAGCTTCCTGATACAGCGAAAGCTGGCGCTGTGCTTGGGCCTTCTGCAAGTAATTTAATGAATATATCCAGTGTGATGGGTGATGTCGTAACATTTAATGCCAATCAAGATACACTTGATACTGCTAGGTTTGTAACCCCGGGGGCTACATTACCTTACTTAGATCCAATTTATGATGGCGTTTTTGGTCAATAGATGTGAATTAACGTAATGAAGCCAACAATGTATAAGAGGATATTATGGCAACTATACAAATAGCAGACAATGACGCTAGAGTTCAATACACTCAGGCTGTAAATGGGATTGATAATGATCCTAGTCCAGCAGCGACTGAGCTTACTATTGATTTTCCATTTTTTAGTCTTGATGACATTAAAGTTATTAAGACTACCGAAGCTGGTGTTGATACTACACTAACAAGAGGTACTGGATCTGGCACATTTACTGTAACAGGCACTGCTGTTGATGATGGTTTTTCTGGCGGTAATGTTAAAATTCACAATACTGATACCACTGCAACAACTAGGTATACGCTATTTCGTGATATAGCCATTGAAAGAACTACTGATTTTCCAACATCAGGCCCTTTTAATATCTCTTCTCTTAACACTGAGTTAGATAGGCTTTTTGCCATATCTCAAGAGTTAGAGACTGGTGTTAGTCGTACAATGATACTGGCAGAATCAGATAGTGCTGCCTCTATTACTCTTCCTGATACATCTGTTAGAAAAAATAAGATCTTATCTTTTGATGCTGCTGGAACACTAACTGTATCTCAGACAGTAGGAACGTCTAAGGGTACGGATGCCACAACTACTACTGCTGCTTATTTAAAACATGATCTTATTAAATCAACAACAACAGCGCAGTTAAATAATGTTTATATAGCTATTACTGATACTGCCTCTGGAGATGCCTTAACGGATACCAGTAAGTTTCTACTTGTTGTGGATGCTGTATCTGCTGCAACTAGCGCATCAAATGCTGCGGCAAGCGCATCAACGGCAAGTGGTCATGCTTCGACAGCTACGACAAAAGCCAGTGAAGCGTCTACATCAGAAAGTAATGCTAATGATTGGGCTGTAAAAGTTAATGGCATTGTTGATAGTTCAGACTATTCATCAAAAGCTTGGGCTATTGGTGGCACAGGGGTTACTGACGCATCTGGTGCTGGCCCTGCTAAAGACTGGGCAACCGAAACCACTGGTCAAGTAGATGGCACAGAGTATTCAGCTAAAGAATACGCTATTGGCGCACAGACTAGAGGCACAACAGGATCAGCAAAAGATTGGGCAACCTATACTGGTGGCACAGTAAACGGTTCACAATATTCTGCTAAGTATTGGGCAGAACAAGCGGCTGCTAGTGCTGATAACGTAGATGATTTGTATCTTGGCCCTAAAAGCTCAGATCCAACAGTAGACAATGACGGTGATGCGTTAACTGTTGGCGATTTGTATTTCAACACAGGTGACAATGTTTTGAAAGTTTATGACGGATCGGCTTGGAATGCTGCTGCCGTGGATACCAGTTCGTTTGCAACAGCGGGCTTTAGCATTGCAATGAGTATTGCCTTATAGGAGTAAACAATGGCACAGAATTTTCGCAGATACACATTGAACGCAGTAGGCACTGTTGCTGCTGACATTCCCGATGGGTCTAACTTTGACAGCTTTGATACCATTGTAGGCATTCACATTGCCAATGTAACAGCTAACGCTATCACAGTTGAGTGCTATATTAATGATGGCACTAACGACATTCATTTGGTTAAGGATGCACCCATAGCGGCTGGCGGTGCGCTTCAGATATTGGATGCTGGTGCTAAGTTTGTCGTGCAGTCAGGTGATCGGCTTTATGTCAAATCAAACACAGCAAGCAGCGCAGATGTTTGGGTGTCTGCCGTTGATGCGATCAGCACATAGGAGTGACCGATGGGTTATGTAGGCAATCAACAGACTGAGGGCTTCAGCAGCATTCCTGCCAAGCAAGACCTTACTGGTGCATCTGGTACAACGCTAACACTTTCTCACGCTGTATCTAGTCCAGAGGCTATTGACCTATACATTAATAACGTAAGGCAAGAGCCGACTACAGCCTACTCAGCAGTGGCAACGACTGTAACTCTTACTGGCTCTGTTGTGTCTACTGATGATATCTATGTGGTCTATAACGCCCTGGCTTTGCAAACGACTGTACCCCCTGATGGCTCTGTTACATCAGCCAAGCTAGACCCCAACCTTGTATTAGGTGGCGGCAGCTTTCTTGGTGACAGTGGCGGTGGAACGGCAGATATATTTCGGGTGCATCAAGTTGAGTTAAACACAAATGTTACTGTGGCGGCTAATACCAACGCCCTGTGCGCTGGCCCTTTAACAGTAGCTTCAGGAGTCGTCATCACAGTTAGTGCTGGTGCGACATTGGTGGTAGCATGAGTACAGTACATACAAACACAATACAAACTAGCTCTGGTGGCCCTGTTACGCTGACGAAGCAACACGCTGCGAAGGCGTGGGCAAATTTTAATGGTTCTGGAACATTAGCGGTTCGTGATTCATTCAACGTAACAAGTATTTCGGATGATGGAACTGGGTTGTATTCTGTAGATTTTAGCAACGCAATGAGTGATGGAAATTATGCAGCACCGGGTTGTGCTACATATTTTGGAAACGATAGTGCAACCGGATTGGTATACGCTATGCGTACATCAAGTAATGTGTACACGGAACACGGAACCGCTGGTTTTGCTTTAAGGATATCGGACAATAACGCTGACAGCGCATTAGACAGCGGTTCGGTTGAGTTAACCGTAATGGGAGACCTAGCATGAGTAAGATACTTGTAAATGAACTTGCTCATACAAACGACACTACAGCACTGACTATTGATAGCAGTGGGCGTGTTCTTAGACCAAACGTACCAGCCTTTTATGTTCGTAAATCAGGTAAACAAAGTGACATTGCTGTAAATTCAGCAGTGACAGTCACATTTGAAACTGAAATTTTCGACCAAGGGGGCAACTTTGCAAGTAATACTTTTACGGCTCCTGTCAACGGATTTTATCATTTCAGTTCATATCTGAGATTAGAAAATATAGACTCTGCCGCTGGGTATTATATATTGATATGGCAAATAGGCGGCACTCAAAGACAGGGACATTTATTTGACCCTGACTTTGGACAGGATAATACTTTCTGGGCAATGAATAGCAGTCTGACATATTATCTAACGGCTGGACAAACAGCTTATATACAAATTCAACAAAGTGGAGGCTCAAGTCAAACTGATCTTGATGTAGACAGTTGGTTCAGTGGGCATTTAGTAGGATAAGGTAATACTATGGCACTAGGAAAGATAAAAGCAGATACCCTAGAACACAGCACCGCTGGGTCACTTGATACACAGTACGTTGTGAATGGTAGTGCAAAGGCTTGGATAAATTTTGCTGGTGCTGGAACATCTGTCAACGACAGTCTAAACATAAGTTCTTTGGCAGATAATGCGACAGGTAAATTTACTGTAACAATGTCATCTGCTATGGATGCGGTAAATTACACTGTAGTTACTGGAATACAAGAATTGGGTACAGGAAATACACATATGACCAGCGTCAGGTCA